ATACGCGCCTACTTTGACCGTTTCTATGAGATATACGAGGGTATATACGCTTGGCATCAATCTCTTATGACAGGCACTTTAAAGAATGGGACGGTAGAAACTCCCTCTGGTCGGCAGTACTTCTGGCCCAATGTTATACGGACTAGGAATAATCGTGTCAGCTTCGCCACCCAGATTCTGAACTATCCTGTGCAGGGCTTCAGTGCTGATTTAGTTCAGCTTGCCTGTATTCGCGCATTCAGGATGTTTAGGGAGCAGAAGCTTAAATCTAAACTGATACTGACAGTCCACGATAGTGTTGTTTCCGATACCCATCCTGATGAAATTAAACAGGTACAGTCTATCTTGAAAGAGGCTATGGAAGGCGTAGGTGAGGAAGCCAAAAAACGCTTTGATTACAGTCTGGTAGTTCCCTTGGACATAGAAATCTCACAAGGAAAAAATTGGCTAGATCAGGAAGAAATTGCTTGCTAATGCCACTCTATTAATGGTATAATGTATGTCTATCACAAAGGAACAGTTAATGACTGAATTAGTATTGCAAGAAAACGGCTTATCAATTGAGGAAATGAGTGAAGCACTTGGTGCAGCGAGTAAATCATCAGGCCCAAAAATACCTGATTTAGGTATGAACTATGAACCAGAGGATGGTCCTATGGGGGCGTTCTATCTGAAGACAGACGAAGATCGCGTCTATGCAACGGAAGGCGTAATGTTTCGTGCCTTTAGCAACCACATCCAGTATCAGCACTGGGACGAGAAAGAACTCGTAAACAAATCCATTCTAGTTAGAAACACTAGAGAGGAAGCGAGAGATCAACGTGGTGGGCTGATGTGTGGGATGCCTACCTATGAACAATCAATCCAAATGTCTCCTGAAGAGAAGGAGAAATATAAAGGAATTGATCGATACAGAATTGTTCGAGGGCTTGTCAGTTATACAGGTAAAACTGCTCAGGGTAAGGAAGTTACCATTGAGAACGCTCCTTGCAAGCTTTCTTTGAAGCGAAAGAACTACGGCCCGTTTTGGCATGATGTTCAGAAAAAAATACCAAGTGGTGTTAACTTCTGGGACTTTAACTGTCTCCTTTCTACTTCAAAAGAAAAGAACAGTTACGGTAAAACGTATTATGTGATGCACTTCACTCCACAGTTTGCTGATCTAATTCCAATGGATCAGATTACTTACGATAGCCTAGCTCACGTAACTAGTTTGGTTAAGTCTGAGAATGCTCGAATAGAGGAAGCCTATAAAGCTGCTCAGATGGATGCTCTGGACGCTGAAGAGGCAGAGCGCATTATGGATGCAGTAGATACCCTGCAAGCTGACTACACCGCTGCCTGATGGGGATTATCCAAAATATGACAAATGAAGAGTACCACCAGCAAGGTGGTATTTCTTCGAGTGCGGTGAAGTCTGTCTACAAAAAGTCTCTCGCCCATTGGAAGGGTGAAAAACGTAGACAGACTGCCGCTTTCTCTCTTGGCTCTGCCGTACACGCACTTCTGTTAGAGGAAGATCGTGACCTGCTTATAAAAGGGCCAAAGACTAGGGCATCTAAAGCGTTTAAAGAACTAGAGGAAAACGCTGGGCCTGATCAAGTTGTGCTTACTGAAGTCGAGTACCACATGGCACACCGAATGGCGCAGGAAACCCTGAAGAATAATTCCTGTAAGGATGTCTTGCGGCATGAGGAACGCGCTAACGAAGTAAGTGTCTTTGCCGAATGTGAGCGCACTGGTATTGTACTCAAAGCAAGACCTGATTTGTATGTGGAATCTGAAGGGCTGGTCTATGATGTGAAGACTACTCAGGATGCTAGCCCAACAGGGTTTGCAAAAGAGTGCTTCAAATATTCGTATGATATTCAAGCTGCATTCTACGTATATGTGTGCCAGCTAGCTAAAATTTCTGTAGATCACTTTAGCTTCATTGCCGTAGAAAAGTCTGCCCCGTATTGCTCTCATATACACGTAGTCAGCCCAGAGCTTTTGGACAATGCTACGGAGAGAATGCATAGGACTTTGGCGGTTATTGTGGAAGCTCAAGAGAATGAGACCTATGGCACGGGTTGGGGTGACTACAGCCTACTAGAACTTCCTAGATGGCTATAACCCCACAGTCTGCCAAATCAAAGGGTAGGCGGTTACAGCAGTGGGTAAGAGATAAGCTCTACTCTACATTCCCCAAATTAGAAGATGGCGACATACGGTCCACTTCTATGGGGTCTAATGGTGAAGACCTTCTTCTTAGCCCTGCTGCTAGGCGCTGCTTCCCATACTCAGTTGAATGCAAATCAAACAAGAGCTTTGCCGTCTACAAGATCATGGATCAAGCCACAGACAACTGCCCGAAGGGTGCAACGCCTGTAGCCGTTATTAAAGCAGATCGCCAGAAGCCTTTGGCGGTTGTTGATGCAGAACATTTTTTTAAACTTGCAGCTAGAAAGTAACCTTATGACAAAATCTAATTTACCCACCAATACTATCAGGCTTGATATACAAATAGACCAAAACACTGATGTAGTTGATTTACGCATAGCGCATAATCTGAGCATCACGATGGACAAAACTCAGTCCATGTTCTACTTGGATATGATTAACGGACTGACTTACAAAATTAAATGTGAGGCAGAGCCACTGGCCTTCCAAGGTGCATTGCTCAGAGAAATTGCCACTCTCCGTGAAATTATTGATGAGGATGATTTAGAGTTATCTTTTGAGCCTGACGAGGAACTCTTGGAGAAAGTGCGTGAGAAGCAAGAGGCTGACAACGTATTAGACTTCAAAAAGAAGCTGCACTGATGGCTCATAAACAAAAAGAGCCAAGCATTCGCCCGTTCTCCCAAAAAGAAAAAACCGCCTCAATAGAGCGGTCTATCCTGAACGGTAATGCTGATAACCCCAATCCACGCATGGACGTAGTCAATAAGCCGCCACACTACAACGCATCTAGCATTGAGTGCATCGACGCTATGAAAGCTATGGCTGACGGCGTTTTAAATGTCTCTGCCCACGAAGCGTACTGTTGGCAGAACTCTTTCAAATATCTATGGCGCTGGCCTTATAAAAATGGGGTGGAAGACCTCAAGAAATGCCGCTGGTACGTAGACCGATTAATTGAGGAGCTTGAAGAATGATTACGCAAGATGACATTGATGCTTTTGAAAGCTATCACGATGCAGATTTTACGTTTGATGCCTATCAAAAGGCGGCATCCGAAACTGCAATTTACCCCACTACAACAGCTATTTTGTACCCAGCCTTGGGCCTAAGCGGTGAGGCTGGTGAAGTAGCTAATAAAGTTAAAAAAATTGTCAGGGATAAGAACCTCGACAGAGAGGGTATCGCCTCTGAGTTGGGTGATTGCCTTTGGTATATTGCTGCTCTTTGTCGGGATTTAAACGTGGATATGTCCAGCATAGCCCGTGCAAATTTAAAGAAGCTTAAAGAAAGAAAACGTACAGGTAAACTTAAAGGATCAGGGGATCGAAGATGAGTAATTTACTACCAACGGACTACCAGACCTTCATCGCAACCAGCCGCTATGCGAGGTGGCTTGAAGAAGAAGGCCGAAGAGAGACTTGGGCTGAGACCGTATCTCGTTATATGGATAATATCGTTAAGCCTGTGGCTGGGGATGATACCTACATCAAGAGCATTGAACAGGCCATCTTAGGTTTAGAAGTCATGCCTAGTATGCGGTCTATGATGACGGCAGGTCCAGCAGCAGACAGGGATAATACCTGTATGTACAATTGTAGCTACTTAGCCGTAGATGACCCTAAGTCCTTCGATGAGGCTATGTTCATTTTGCTTTGTGGAACTGGCGTTGGGTTCAGTGTCGAGAGGCAGTACATCAACAGGCTTCCTGAAGTCCCTGCTGAACTCTTCGACAGTGATACTGTTGTCATGGTCAGGGACAGTAAAGAGGGGTGGGCTAAGGCGTTCAGACAAGTTCTGGCTCTCCTCTGGGCTGGTGAAGTAGCTAAGTGGAATGTTGATAAAGTCCGTCCTGCTGGTGCGCGACTAAAGACTTTCGGTGGCAGGGCATCTGGCCCAGCGCCTTTGGTTGATCTGTTTAATTTTGCAGTTAGCACCTTCAAGGCTGCACAAGGGCGCAAGCTGTCTAGTATTGAGTGCCATGACCTTATGTGCAAAGTAGGTGAAGTTGTAGTCGTTGGTGGTGTACGCCGCTCTGCAATGATCTCTTTAAGCAATCTGTCTGATGACAGAATGCGTCACGCCAAGAGCGGTACGTGGTCCGAAAATGACCCACAAAGGTCGTTAGCAAACAATTCGGTATCCTATACAGAGAAACCTGATTCTACTAGCTTCATGCGCGAGTGGACTGCATTGGTAGAGAGCGGGTCAGGAGAGCGAGGTATCTTCAATAGGCAAGCTGCTATTAAACAGGCCGCTAAGAATGGTCGGCGTAATCCAGAGTATGAATTTGGGACTAACCCGTGTTCAGAGATAATTTTACGCTCAAACCAATTCTGTAACCTATCTGAAGTAGTTGTACGGGCTACCGACACTATAGAGGACTTGGAGCGAAAGGTACGCATAGCAACGATACTAGGCACTATACAGGCCACTTATACGAAGTTCCCTTACCTACGTAAGATTTGGGAGAAGAATACTGCTGAAGAGCGTCTGCTTGGTGTCAGTCTTACTGGTATTATGGATAACCAATTACTAACCCGTAACAACAAGGGGCTGGCTAAGACGTTAGAACACTTAAAGCAGATTGCTGTGGATACCAATAAAGAGTGGGCTGAGAGGCTAGGTATCCCTCAGTCTACAGCTATAAGTTGCGTTAAGCCAAGCGGAACAGTCTCACAACTTGTTGACTCCAGTTCTGGGATACACGCACGGCACTCTCCATATTACATACGTACAGTAAGGGGCGACAACAAAGACCCACTAACGCAGTTTATGATTGATCAGGGTATTCCTAATGAGCCAGAGGTGTTTAAGCCTGACCAAACAACTGTCTTTAGTTTCCCTGTCAAAGCCCCTACTGGCGCAGTGTGTACCTCAGACCAGACTGCCTTGGATAAGCTGGAGATGTGGTTAACTTATCAGCGGCATTGGTGTGAGCATAAACCTAGTGTGACAATTAATGTAGAGCCTGACGAGTGGCTAGAAGTCGGGGCATTTGTCTATAAGCACTTTGATGAGATGTCTGGGGTAAGTTTCTTCCCTATAGATAACCATGTGTATCAACAGCCGCCGTATCAGGAATGCGAGGCCACAGACTATCATATCCTGCTAGATAAAATGCCTACGAGTATAGATTGGGCTAAGTTATCGGAGTATGAGAAGGAAGATACAACGGTCTCTATGCAGACGATGGCTTGCTCTGGGGATGTCTGTGAGATAGTAGATATCTCTGCATAACTGACTGTTTTTTATAAAAAAAGCCCCCAGATCGCTTGACCTGAAGGCTCATCTTTTATATACTTATCTCGAATAGGGCAATTGTGATTGGTGGCCTTGTTCGTTGGTTGGAGACCCCTGCTTTGGTTGGTGGGGGTCTCTTTTTTCATTCAGGCCAATCACCTTTTCGTGCGGATGGAGACATAAAGTCTAACGTACCCAAAGCAGCTTCTGTCATATCTGGGCCTATGATGGATGCTATACTATTGAGTACAGGATTACCCCCAGAAGACTGCTGCCCTTGCTCTTCTTCCCTAATACGTATTTGATACCTACCGTCTATACGTGCGGCTCTCAGGGCTATTTTAGCAGCTTGAGCAACACGTTCTCTGCTAGAGCGTTTCATCATTTCGTCTACCAGCGTGGCAAACTCAGTAGGGCTAGTGATGATTACTGCAAGGGTCTGTGCCGCCACCTCTTTTTCCACTCGCATTATCTCATCAATGGATGAAGCAGTTAATCTACGGAGCATAGCTGCTGTAGGGTTCATATAACCTGCAAGTACCAGAATACTGGTAGAAACAGCGTCCTTAGTTTCCTTACCTATTTGAGTTAGTATGGCTGTATTAGAACCTACGGCAACATCTCTAAAGAACGTAGGCCCAGCGCTTGAGTATAGAACTTCTAGGGAGTTAAATACTCCGTCCCTGACAGATTGAGTAGTAGGGTCCAAAGCCTCTTCAGGGAATATGAGGTCTAGGTTTTTTAATAAACCACCAGCCTCTGCCTTAGATAACTTTTGAATTTGGCTAGGGAGTATGTTTCTTATAGGCTTCCCGCCTTTAAAGCCTGTAATACTTGATCCAAATATCTTTGTACCTATAGTGTCTAAGGCTACAGATTGAAGTGCCTGTCTAGCTAGAAGTTTCTGAGAGGTAGGAAGCTTTTCGATCTCAGCTAGTAGCTCAATAGTGTTGTTAGTATCAGGACGCGAGATGATATCTACTATAGCTTCTCTGGAATCTGTTCTGGTAGGTCTACCTACTCCACCCGACCGCCGCTCAACCTTAGACATAAGATCATTTAGAAGCGAGTTCTCAACCGATTTAAGCTTTTCTTTTGCCTGTTTAAGGCTCTCCTCTGCACCCAATAAGTCATCGCCTAGATCACGCCGCCTTTGACCTATACCTACAACCATTTGCGCTAACCTGTCGGCACTTTCATCGTCACCAGCGGCCCTTAGCTGCTTAATTGCTGGAGCTATCTGCTGTTTGAGGCCAATCTCGTCCATACCCTCTGTAGCTAGAATTGATAGACGTTCCATCATACGTGCCATAATAAGGTCACCCATAAACGGAGTAGTTGGCCCTACATGACCCATAGTCTCATCGATGGCTTCGTATAACTGTGTAAACCCAGCGCCACTAGGCTCATCCATAGCTGTATTAACGTACTCTTCCATAGCCCTGCTAGAGTCAGTTGCTCCTTGATTTTTAGAGGTAACCTCTGAGGGGTCTAGATTACGTTTAGCGCGTTGTTCGTCCAACACAGAGGATAGCTGCTTAATTCTATCATCGTTACGCCAGCGGTTATCAAAGTCTTTATATAGCTGGTCAGCTTGCTCTGCCGCCGCTCTAGTTTCTCCACTAGAAAAACCCAGTTGCCCTGTCCTAGTTACCCCTTCGCTATCTACATACGTCTTGGCAGAAATGTGCTTTTTAATTCGGCTGAACTTATTGGCTGCTGTTTTATTTGTTTTTGAGTAAGTGTC